GCAAAGAATGGCAACGTATCCTATTCGAAACAAAGAAACTGGTGAAACCAAAGAAGTTGTGATGAGTATTCACGACTGGGATCAATGGTTAGTTGATAATCCTAATTGGGAGCGTTATTACACTCCAGATAATGCTCCTGTTATGGGAGTTGAGATGGGGGATCCATTTGGAAAACTTTACACCAAACACCCCGGCTGGAAAGACATTATCTCGTCTGCGAAAAAGCAACCAGGCAGTAATCTAAAACACTACGACTGAAAGTATGCCAGCAAGAAAAAGAAAGGAGAACCCTGTTCCCTTTGGTACTAGTAATCGTCTTATGAAAAGGAAGAAACCAATCAATCTTGATTACATCAGGAAGATTGAACCATTGACTGAAAATCAAGAGTTATTTTTCAAACAATATAAGTTAGATCAAAACTTGGTTGCTTATGGTTGTGCTGGAACTGGCAAAACTTTCATTACTCTTTATAATGCTCTGTTGGATGTCTTGGACCCAAAGACACCTTATGAGAAGATTTACATTGTAAGGTCATTGGTTCCAACTCGTGAGATTGGTTTCCTTCCTGGAGACCATGAGGATAAGTCGGATATCTATCAGATCCCATATAAGAACATGGTGAAGTACATGTTCGAGATGCCAGATGATAATTCTTTTGAGATGCTCTATGCAAATCTCAAAGCACAAGGAACAATTAGTTTCTGGAGTACATCATTCATTCGTGGAACTACTCTTGATAATGTAATTGTACTTGTTGATGAATTTCAGAACTTGAACTTCCACGAACTGGATTCGATGATTACCAGAGTTGGTACAGATTCCAAAATCATGTTCTGTGGTGATGCAACTCAAACTGATCTTATCAAAACTGCTGAAAAGAATGGTATTGTTGATTTCATGAGAATCTTGACAAATATGCCATCATTTGATACAATAGAGTTTCAGGCAGAAGACATTTGCCGTTCTGGACTCGTTAAAGAGTACATCATTGCTAAACATGAACTTGGTTTATAATGTTCAATCATATTGAAATTGATTATCCACAACTTGAACGTGAAACTATTGATGGTGTTAGATACTACGACACTCCTGATGGACAAAAGTTAGTATCTATCACCTCTATTATTAGTCATTATAATCGTGAGGTTTTTCGTCAGTGGAGAGAACGAGTTGGTAATGATGAAGCGAATCGAGTTACGAAGGCAGCAACAAGTCGTGGCACTGACATGCACACACTGACTGAACATTATCTGTTAAACAAAGATTTACCAGAAGTTCAGCCTCTGTCTGATTTCTTATTCAAACAAGCGAAATCTGATCTGAATAAGATCAATAACATTCACGCCATTGAACAAGCACTTTATAGTTTAGAACTTGGAGTTGCAGGAACTGTCGATTGTATCGCAGAATATAATGGTGAACTTGCGGTAATTGACTTTAAGACAAGTAAGAAACCCAAACCCAAAGAATGGATTGAACACTATTTTGTACAATGTGCAGCATATGCTTGCATGTTATATGAAATGACTGGTATAATGGTGAAAAAGTTTGTCATCATCATGTCTTGTGAAAATGGAGAATGTGTTGTTTATGAAGAAACAGACAAAAGAAAGTACATCCAGCTTCTCTCTGATTACATTAGAGAGTTTGTGGAATTCAAACTACAGGACTATGGCCAATCCTGAAAATAACATTGAAGAGATCTTTGAGAAGAAGTTTTACTGCTCAAGTAGGTTTGCTGAGGAGATTGAAACAATTGTCAAAAACAATCCTAGCATGAGATATGTGGATGCCATTGTGCATTTCTGTGAAATCAATGAAGTTGATTATGATTCAATTCCAAAGCTCATTTCAAAACCTCTCAAAGAGAAATTGAAATGTGAAGCAATGGAGTTTAATTTCCTGAAGAAAACATCACATGCTAAACTTCCTTTATGATTCCCAAAGTGAAACCCTTCGATTGTTATAAATCATATCTTGGATTAAAGAATCATTTCACAAGAGAATCATATGATTATCACAAGTATTGTGGTAAATCACGAGCATCTCTAAATTCTTTCTATAAAAGGAAAGATCGATTCTTCTTCGAGAAGTTATCACGACAAAAAGATGATAGAGAAGTTGTTGATTTTTTTGTTTCCAACTTTGTCACTTGTGATGACCCCCAAACACTCTGGATTGGTGAGATTGTTCAGAATGGGGAGAAGAATTACACAGAATGGAAGAGAAAGATTCAGTCTTTGAGTTATCTCTTCAAAGAAGAATCAGAACAATTGTTTGGTGAACATAAAGTCGATGAAGTTTTCAATTGTTCTTCAGGACACCCAATTATTCTGAAGAAATATCTAGCAAAAGAGATTTCTTTGGAAACTCTGTTGATCTATGATAAAATATTCTTCTTTGTTAAAGACCTTGATAAGAAACTCCAAGACCCAGTGTGGGAAACCGTCAGTTCTCTAATAAAAAAATATCATTCCTTTGTAAATATAGATGTATTCAAGTTTAAAAAGGTTCTTAAACAAATAGTAGTAGGAGATTCATGAGTTTTTTCAAATCAGAGTTCGTTCAAGAGGAATTGAAAGAAATCTCTGAACTACAAGATCAGATTTATAAAAATGTTTTCACTTTTCCATCGATGAATCAAGAGGAAAAGTTGTATCACGTTGAACTCCTTGAGCAACTTCTTACCAAACAACAAGTTCTTTACACAAGGATGAGTTTATCTGATGATCCAGAAGCCAAACAGATGAAAGAGAGTATCATCGCTTCTGCAAGGCAACTGGGATTTCCACAGAACGTGGATCTGAACTATGTTTTTAGTAATATGACAAAAACTATCAACACCATGAAGAAATCAATCATGGAGTCGTGAATCTGTTATAATAACTGGAGAGGCTACCCAATCCTCTAAAAGCTAAGGGACAAGCCAAATACTAACAAATACAAGGTACACAAATGTCTTTTGATCAACTAAAAAAGAACTCTTCTCTCGGAAACCTAACCTCTAAACTGGTTAAGGAGGTTGAGAAGATGAACTCTGGTTCCAGTGGATCTGCTGATGATCGTTACTGGAAACCTGAAATGGATAAATCTGGTACTGGTTATGCTGTAATTCGTTTCCTTCCCGCTGTGGATGGAGAGGATCTTCCTTGGGCTAAGATGTTCTCACACGCTTTCCAGGGTCCTGGTGGGTGGTACATTGAGAACTCTCTGACTACCAATGGTGGTAAGGATCCAGTGAGTGAACTCAACAGGGAACTGTGGAACAGTGGTAATGATAAGGATAAAGAAACAGTTCGTGCTCAAAAACGTAAACTTTCTTTCTACAGTAACATCTATGTTGTAAAGGATCCCGCCAATCCTCAAAATGAGGGTAAGGTTTTTCTTTACAAGTTTGGTAAGAAGATCTTCAACATGATCATGGATGTTATGCAACCTGAGTTTGAAGATGAAACTCCCATCAATCCCTTCGATTTCTGGCAGGGTGCTAACTTCAAACTGAAGTTGCAGAAGAAAGATGGTTATTGGAACTATGATAAGTCTGAGTTTGATCGTCCTGGTCCCCTTCTGGATGATGACGATGCACTCGAAGCAATCTGGAAGAAACAATATTCTCTCAGTGCAATCACAGCTGCCGATCAGTTCAAAACTTATGATGAACTGAAGAAACGTTTGGATTATGTTCTGGGTAACAAGTCAACCCGTAAATTGACAGTTGATGAAGAAACTGAGTATGACAACTACGCAGCTTCTGAACAGAAAACTGTGAGTGAAACGGAAGTGATGCAAAAACTGGAAGAGTCTTATAAGGCTTCTCAAAGTCGAACGGAAACAACTTCATCAGATGAAGATGAGGAAGACCCGATGTCATATTTTTCACGTCTAGCAGAAAGCTAAGGGTTATAACCCACAACTGAATAAGTATCAAAGAGGTGTAATAAAACTTTACACCTCTTTTTTATTTTTACCTTTCATTATCTCTCTCATTTTTGCTTTCCATTCTTCACTTTTGGGACGACCCTTCAATGATTTACTGATTTTATTTCTCGATAGAGAATTTCTCATGGGGTTGTTCTCTTTCATAAACTCAGAATGTTGAGGGTTTTTAGTGCCTTTCCAATATTTTGAAAGGTTTTCTTTTTGTTTCTCACTCATCACTCTTCCAGTTGTTCCCTCACCACCATCAGTGAGGTTGTGTAAATTGGGAAGAATATTAATCATGTAAACCTCATGTCTGAATGCATCCTCTTCACTTGTAAACTCTTTTAGTTTTATTACAAACTTATTGTTTTCGGGAGCTGGAATTGTTCTTCCATACTTTTTATACATTCTTCTTCCACTTCCCTTACCAACATAATAAGGGGTTCCATCTTCTCTCAGAAAGGCATAAGTGTAGTATATCATAATATTTTATGCTCAGTTATAAAGTCTGATGTTTTCTCCTCTTACCAGAGTTGAATCAACATATTGAGAACTTCCCTCTGGATAAGGCATAAACTTCTGAATGTCTTCAATTACAACATTCAGATAGAATGGTTTCAAAACAAAGATGTTTCTTCTGTTCTCTTGAATACGGTTTTCATATTCATAGTTTGAAATGGCATCTGTAACGTTGGTAGCTACCACTTCTGTTCTTCTTCCACTATCATAAAAGGTAACAGAGAAATCCTGAGGAACTTCTAATCCTTTTTGGAGGATAACTCTCTGTGAACTATTTTTTACTTCCTGAGTTTCATAATGATGAGTGTTGTAGATGTTCTCATAAGAACCATACTTTGAAAGTAGGTAGTTATCAAATGATTGTTGGCTAAGTGGCCATTCATTTTCTGGATTGATTATGTTATTTGATAACATGATTAACCAATCAAGATTCTCATCACTGTATAACTTATATGCTACATTATCTGGTCTTTCGTCACCAATGATCTTATACTTGGTGAAATAAGAAAGATCATTGAAAATGTCAGGACGAATCTTTCCTCTACGAAAAAGGTTTTTGGTTTCTACATAATCAGAAATGTTTTTTGAACCAGGAAGACGACTTACATAATCGAAATCTGGAACATATCTAAAATACTTTTTAGCCATTAGTAACCAACTCCTGGTGCGTTAATCTGTTGTTCGTAGTAGATAGGACGGATTTCATTCATTCCCAGGGCAATGTCATAACCAGTCATTGATCCATCTTGGTAAGTCATGTAAGAACCATCAGGAACATAATTTACACTAAAATTAGTAAGAGCACATGGTTTAATCTTATTTAGATATGGATGTTGACCTCCTCCAGAATAAATGTATTCAATCTTGAAGATATTTGGTGTGTGGAGGAACAAGTTTTGGCCACCTGTTTGTGGAGCCATGTTTGTTTTGAAGAACTTGATGATTTGTTTTACAATCGAAGCCTCAGTGTCACTTCTTGGTCTCAATTTAAAATTGAAATTGAATTGTCTTAATCTGGGACCCCTAAACAACAATTCTAGGTTTGGGTTAATAATTGAACCAGTTGAACGAGTAAGAATGTTTGCACCAACGGCTTGACCAGCAAAATAAGCTTTG